TGCTTCAATTCCTGTCGGCACATATCAGCAACAATGCGATGTTCTTTTTGAGTTGCACCGTCACAACGCAGGTCACAATAGTGCATCCAACTGCGTGCTGTACCATTCATATACATGCGTGACATTGTATTGCCTTCTGGCAGAATAACACGAGCACATTCTTTCGCAATGCCTTTATCTAATGCTTCGCGATATACGGAATCCACTTGCTCAAGAAGAATCTCTTGCTGCTCCTGCCACCAGAGCATTGTTTCACTACCAACATCTTCAATACTATTCTGTCGATTCTTGTGATCTTGCAAACGTGCTTCTCGTGTTACAAACTGCTGTGCTTCAGCGTATCGTTGCGAAAACTCTTGGAAGCTGAAAGAACGATGTCGTAGAATTTGTCGTGCAATATCTCGTGGTGCTTCAATTTCCATAATAACATTGCACATTTCAAACACTGACCAGTGACCATGTTTCTTGCAGTAAGCAAGTAGCTTGTTTGCTGTGTCAAAGTTCGTTTGATTTGAAGGATTAGATACTCGTGCTGAATAACTAATCAAACCTTCACTATCAATAATTTCTTCTACTGCCGGTGTAGTGATACCAATAATTTTTGCTTTCATGTGTTAACAACCTCCCTCAAAATCAATTTCATATACAATGCTGGCCATATATCCTCATTGCGCTCTTCCATTTTAATCACATGGCAGTCATCTGTGTCAATCCAATTACGTGAATCTCCCTCAAAACTATTCTTGCCTTGCCCACAGAATTGTATGATATAAACATTATCGCCACCAAACTTATTGATTAGCGGATAAACTTCTTCAATAAATCCTCCGTCTGTGAATACCACACCTCTCTCAAAGTCTTCTTCTGAGATAGATTCGGCAGACTTCACACCAAAGAAATCTTGTCCAAATGCTGGCTTAATAATATCTTCACTTACATGAATCAAGAAGCCCCGTGGAGAATACCCCCTGAATAAATCAGAGGGAGTTTCTTTCAGTTTCCTGTCCGTGCAGTGGTGTAGAAATGAGCCATATCCATTGCATTTTGTCATTGGATAAGCGATTTCGTAAAGAGACTCCTTGAATGCGCGTGTAACGCACCCAAGGTTCTTTGCAAACTCAAACCCAAGAGTATCCTTACCTCCACCTGAAGGTGAATTAAGCAGAAGTATCTTGTTCTTCATTACCGACATTCTCAATAGCCTCCTGTGCAATATCCTCATAAGAAGCACTCTCAAATCCTTTGGGCTTGAGAAGCTTACCGTCTGCCTTACGAATCACAGCGTAATATTCATCGCCATTATTGAGCGTCACATGCCGTACAAATGTATCTACACCTTTCTCTGTGTAATACTGCACAGTTTCATTAGCCGCCTCAGGGTCTGTGAAGAATTTCTCAAGGTTCTTGTCGCACACTCGATTCAAAGCAGCGTCAATATCAATGCCAGCAAGTTGTAGCTTCTGGTAAAGACCGATAGATACCACCATAATGTCTGTCACTTCACCAATAAGCTTTTCAAGGTTTTGCTCGATAGCTTCATCTAGTGTCTCTGAGGCTTCTTCTACAACACGTTCTGTTTGATTACGTACTTGTGTCCAAAATTCTTCTGTATCCACCACAGGCTCTTTGTTGCCAATGATGGAGTTCATCAGAAAGATTTTCTCGTAAGGTGTCATTTGTGTTGTGTCTGTCATGTTTTAAATCAGCCTCCAATATTCATCAATGTATTTTGCATCTGCTCTTTGGTCTTCATGTTAACACGATCCCTACTCCACTTACCACAACAATTACACTGATATGCTGTGAATGTAGACAAGTTGGTATGTGTTACACCTTTCTCTTCAAGATCATTTGAACCACACACCGTGCATTGCTTTTCTTCATTACTTCCGAAGTTTGTCACGTTAACGTGTGTAGAATACCATGGAGCAATACGTTGATACAATCCTTCAAGCAACACAACATCGTAAATGTTATATTCTAACATTTCTTCAAATGCGGCAATATCATTATCCATACAACGTGCCCACAATTCAAAACCGCCTGTATCAATCTTCTCACCAATTCCAAGATATTGACACAGAGAGTCGAGCTTGTTTGAAGGGAAGCGGAATTCCTTTTTAGCAATCTTCAATGTGTCCACAGTTTTAAATGGAGCAGGCGGTGGGAATCCATGATAAACCATACGGGCTTTCAGCAAGGGCATATCAAACTTATCACCATTATGTGCAATCACAATATCCGCTTCATTCATCATATCGTAAATAGAAGCAATCAACGGCTGATCGTCTTTATTCACCATATTGTGTGGATAGAAGTGGAGAGAATCATGTGCAATGTTATCATCACCAAGCCACTTGGCAGACCACGTAAGAATGTAACCTTCTCGTACAATTTGATTTTGGCCGATATTCTGCTTAAAACGTCCAAATGCGTACGTCAAAGCTGGTGAACTCTCTACGTCGAGCAATAGGACCTTAGCGGGGTTTGTAGATGCCGCTGTAACGCTCTCAGAAGCTCCTGACAGCTTCTTTGCATAATCCCCTACGGTTGACTTGGGTACACCTGTAAGCTTGCTCACGGCTCTCTGAGAGTGTCCTAGAGCCAGTAGCTCGCCTACTTTAAGCTTTTCGTCTTCTGTCATATATCTTCTCCCGTTTTGTGGAAAGAAAGGGGCTAGTAAACTAGTAAAAGTCCCTGTGAATCTCAAATATTATCACAACTATTCTTCTTGAAGCAAATGATTGATTATCTGCTCTCTACGCTTCTTGGCATTACTTGCTGGCTTAATGTTATTCTCAGCAAACCATTCAGATTCTTTCTTACGATCTTTCTGGATAGCGATTGCTTGTTTTGTTGCTTGTGCTTGTTCGAATGGAATGTTTTGTCGTTCTGCGTATGATTTGATTTTGTGGCAAGGCTTGCAGGATAATTGGAACTTGTCACTCGTAAGTCCCCCGCAATGCCACATGAATTGTTCTGCTGTATCATAATCAAAACACCCTTCTGAAGCTTTTATGTGGTCCACTTCAAGCTTACTTCCAGCGAACCATTCCTTGCAGAACACACACTGACCAACATTCTTAGTGGATGGATGAAAGCACTTCCGCTTCTTTTCTTCCTGCGTGACAGGACGTAAGGATTGCTTCTTCCATTCTTTACGTAAAGGGTAGTCTGACCACAATCGACGTAATGCCCCACGAAGCCATGTGAAATACTCTGATTTGGTTTTCCAAATAGAGTGTGGGTCTTCCCAAGGATTCATTCTACACTCACATATTGGTTGTGCTTTTTACCATGGCTTGGTGAGAACCCGAAACGTATCTCTGCCGACCGCCTAGCGCAGACAGCATCAAATAAGTTGTCAAAAGTGCCTAAAGTGTATCTTTTTTTGTCTGCGTTTATCACCGCTACCCACTTACCATCGCCCTGTAGGCGTACACCACAAACACCACTAGTATTATCTTTCCTCAGACTTGCGCTTTTGTTTTGTACGCCCCTATCCACAATTTCTAGGTTAGAAATACGGTTGTCACCTCTGATGTGGTTTATATGGTTGATTTCACCGTTTGGCCACTCTCCGTAGTGGAACCACCAAGCCAACCTGTGAGCTTTTATCATTAGAGAACTTATATGGATGCTCACATAACCTGCGAGGTATTTGTCACTGTTTGGTACAACCTTTCCTGCGACCTTGCCTGCAAACTTAGTATTGTACGCTTTATCCCCAGCTCTGATAGGGACAACCTCCTTCCAAATAAAATCGCCTGTATCCGCATCATAACGAAGCTTCCTTTTTATCTCCGCTTCATCCTCTTTGGTATAATCTTGTCTCCCTTTGTGATTACTCATTATTTAAACTCCTTAGCAATTCTTACAATTTCCTCCGGCCCGTCATCCTTACTCTTAACCATGTAAGCCAGTCGAATGTTTTCTATAAAAATATCCCTGAAGGACACAATCATAGGTTCGTCTGTCATACAGTGGTTATATTTATAGTGCTCTCCATAACGCTTTCTGAAAGGCTGTAAGGCTTCATGCACAACGTCTTTAAGACTGTCCCAACCTTTACCAGAAAACTTGCCTAGTAAATCCATAGTGCCTTTCTCACCAAATTTCTCGCAGCCAATGTAGTTATCCGCTTGGTCTCCATAACATGCTTGCGCAATCCAGAACAACAAACCACAACCTGCAAGCTTACCGCGTGAATCCCACCAAAGTTCACCAATGATGTTTGGATCTGAATAGTAAGGTTCTTCCATAAGGTCTGGTGCGTAAAACCATGTGCCAGAGACCCCAAAAATGTCTTTTTCGTTCATAATGGCGATACAATCCTGACCATAT